ACGGCCTTAACCGCACTCGCGAAGAACAGCGTCTCTAATGGGAACGTAAATCCATTACCCATCGTGCTGATCATCTTTAACGGGACACGCGTGCCATCTGGAAGGATGGTCACCGGGGATCTCGAGGCCATGAGAAGCCCAAAGAATCCACGTGGGAGAGTTGCCTCTCCGAGCGCAACCGCGTTCATATCGCTGGCACTAGAAAGATCGATCGTCACCTGTTTGCCGTCGATGGAAGCCTTAAGGGCCGCCGCTCGATTGAGCTCTTGCTGAAATCTAAGATCGATCCCGAACTGGTTCTTAAGGACCTCCTCTTGGAGGAAGCCACCAACGCCCATTTGGGCGAATAAGTTGAGAACCGGCTCGGATGCCGCGACGCGAGAAATGTCGTCCTTTTTTGCAACAAAGAAGAGGGAGTTACCCTCCACGAAGACACAACCACCGTAATGTTCTCGCAGTTCTTCTGCTTGAACCCACAGCGGATTGGTCGCAATAGCGGCCTTGTAGAAGTGCAGTAGGTACGGATGCGTTGCCGAGAGGTCGCCCTCGAATAGCTTCGTGTAGAAGCCTCGAGAGTCGACCCCGAAGTTTGCACCAGGTCCTAGCTTGCAATAAGCTTGTACTGCCTCCCAAGTAGACCGCTCCCCAATCGCTCTGTAAACGGCCCCGAAACAGATCGCCTTGAAGGCAGACCAGTAAGGAGAATTCACAGGAAGCGACTCTCTTCCGATCACCGATTCATTCACTCGAATGAATTTTTCGAGAGCTGCGGCATTCGCCGGGAAGCTCGCGTCTTTCACCGGGACCCCCGCTGGGGGCTCCAGTTTCTGAAGGAGGCAATCGTAGAGCGCGGCTTTCGCCGCAGAACGGGCAGTGCAAGGAGGACCTGTTAGATCCCCCAAGTCGTGCTGAAGCTGACACAGAAGTTCCGAATATGGAAACATCGAGCTCTCCAAAGAGTTCACGTACCTCCAAGCCAGGGATGGCTTGGGATTTGGCTCCTCTCCCGAGGAGTGCGCGAATGACCGAAATCATCGCGTGGCCCGGCTAGATCGTGCCGGTGACCAGTGAGTCCCCCCACGACGCAGAGATCTGCGTCAAAGCACCGATCAACAACGACAAGCCAGCGCGAACGTTGGCTGCGTCATTGGCATCGGTGCCAGCAGGGATTGGAAACTCACACGTGAACACCATGGGTCGAGTCTGCTGACCCGACGCCGGAGTCGTCCCCTTCCGAACCAGCACCTTGTAGGTGTTGTTGGGAATGTTGGGGATGATCCCGGTTGAGGGGTTGGGAACCCCGAGGCTCCTCGTCGTCTTCGGCCGCCAGCCAGTGATGGTGAACGGCGAAGATGTCGAGTGGGTGGTGACACCCGTCTGTGTCCCGCCGAGGGCGGTGACGACGTACTGCTTCCCGTTCACATCCGGGGCCTGATCGGCCGCGACGGTGTAAGTGGGGGAGGTGAAGCCGGTTTGAGCCGACCCAGTCACAGGGGAGGTGAGGCTAAATGCCATGATAGTAATACTCCGAAGTGTGCTCGGTGGACGTCCCATTTGGTCGTGAGACCGTAGTAATGTGGGGCGCGCCCGCCTTGCGGGGAGACCAAAGATTTTGTGACAGCTGAACCAGCAAGCTTCCAACATTAGCCCAGGCGTTCGCCGAGCCATTGAAGAAAGTTAGCTGATCACCGAAGAACGATAACTGAGGATTTGGTCCCCTGCTAGTATTCCAGGCTTTTACAGAACTGCCACCGAAAAGCTGATTGCCTACGGCAAGAAGCTGCGACGTAGGTACGCGACTGACTAGAAAGGTCAGGCCAACCTCTTCGTAACGGCGGTAAGAGGCCAGATGGGACCACTCGACCCAGCTCAGGTCGGTGGAATTCGCGCTGATGAGTTGACCAACGTTCGAAAAGTAATCGAGAACGAAGGAAAAGGGAATCAACTCATGCAAGGTCGGTACGAACTCCTCTAGGTTGAAACCTAGGATCTGCATAAGCCGCGCTGCTGTACCCTTCACAGGGAGAGTGGCAGAGGCCTTCAACTTCCCGCGGACGGTATGACCAAACGAGGTCACCCGATTCCCGCGGAAGATTGCATCGCAGATCGTCGATACCGGGGTAGGGTAAGTTACCAGCTTTGTGGGAAACGCGTCATTGGCATTTCCTCGGCACATCGGGGAGAAACGATCGGTCGGCCACTCGGCCAGAGCTTTCGCAATACCCAATGTGTCAGCAACTAGCGGGCGAACCGCATAGGTAAGCTCTAAGTAGAGGCTGTTAACCTCTTTAAGGATGCGATCTCCGTGGAGCCGTAAGTTTAGGGCCCGCTGATTGCGACGACCCGCCTTGTAGCAATTCCACAGATAGTCATCCAAACTTCTAACCAACCCACGAGCGGGGGCTTTCACAAGCCGCACCGTATCCCTGAGCTCGGCGAGAAAGACCGGGCCAGAGAAACTCGCACGCTTTTGCTTAACGTCGGCCGCAAACCTATTCTGGGCTTTTACCAGACAGGCCAGGTGCAGGTCCGGCGGCACACTCAGAATCCGATCACCACCGTTGGTGACGTAGTTACCCGAGTGGGTAGCTGAGATGTGCGTATTGCCGACTTTCCATATCCAAGGGCGCCCTGGATGCGCGATCCACTCCGTCTTTATCCCAGAAGCTGAGTAGGGAGTCGAGGCATCTCTGCCAGACTTAATCCGAGCTCGACGATCAGGCACACGGATGATGTCAGACTTGACGGTCGTGTCATCAACGTAGCGGGACGTTTTCACGTTTGTGATAACGGAGCCCGTATTTACCTGATATTCGTACAAGGAAAACTCAGTCCAAGGTTTTGAGACAAAGGTCCGCGTCATAGGTGCTCCTGGACAGGTTAGTTGAACGACGACCACAGGATCGTCGCGAGGTCCCCCTACGGGGGG